CTTGGACGATTCGCTATAAGCGTATGCGATTCCGGCAGCGGCCAGGCCGGCCAGGGCCGCATCGAGTTTGATCACACCCGAGGTGAGGGTCGCAAACGGCTGGGCGACCGAAGCGACATGAGAATTGAGGTTGTCAAGGTCGCTGTTGACCGACATGATCGTGGAGCCGACCTTGTTGGTCCCCTTGAAAAGAATCTCGATGATGCGGGTAACGTCAGCCATTATTCCGGCCTGGGTTTTCTTTCATCGTAAAATCGCCCCCAGAGGATCAGTTCCATGTCGGTCAAAAAGCCCTGGGGGAAGACATCCGGGAGCACTTCAAACAGAAACCGCTGTCCGCCGAGGCCCCTGGAACATAGCTCCAGCGATTCTCTCACTCGCTGGTCGTTCCAGAGGCGTTCGATTCCCCCGGCGGCACCTGCCCCATGCCGGTAAGTTCCAGTATTCTGGAGGTGAGCTGGTAGAACGTCTCCGGGCAGGTATTGGCCAGCTTGACGCAGTCTTCCTGCTCGAGATCCACCGACGACACCCCGAACTCGCAGATGGCAATGCGGTACACCAGGTCGTTGGGTACGTCTTCGGAGAGCCCCAGGGCCTGCTGCAAACCTTCGATTTTGGTGCTGGCCTTGGTACCGACGATTTTTTCGATCAGTTCGGAGATGGCCGTATTCTGCGTGACCCGCTCTCTCGCCCTGGCCACTTCAAACCCGGTGAGGCCCCGAACGGTCAACTCGGGTTTTTCGTTTATATCGAAAAAAGCGGCCAGCGTTGGCACCGGCAACGTGGCCGTTCGCTGTTCGAAATTGGCCTGTTTGAACTTCTCAAGGTTCATCATGAGCTGAACTCCACCGACGGGTTCTGGCAATAGACGGTCGCGTTGATCTTGTTCTGGGTGCCGGACGGAAAATCCCGTACGACGCCCAGCATGCCCTGGCTGAGCAGGTACGGGGCCTTGTTGGCATCCGGGAACCATTTGACGGTCACCACATGGCCTCTTTCCCGGATGATGGCGTCGGTGACGCCGTCCTTGGCGTAAACGGTAAAAGTGACGTCTCCCACCGAGTCGGCTTTCATCGAACCGATGGCGCCGGACACCCCGGACCCCTCGTACATGGTCTCGCTGGACTTGGTGACGCCCAGTTCCGCCGCCTTGAAGTCGTGGACGTTAAGCAGGGTGGTCAGCGAGGGCGTGTAGTACTTGATGTAAACGCCCTTGGGCTTGGTATCGGCATGGCTCAGGGGCAGCGCCTGGTTGAACTTCACATGGGCGTTGATCTCGGCGGCCACGGCGGCATAGGAGCCCTTGCCCAGGTGGAACGCTTCCGGCACCGGGTATTCGGCGTACTCGGCATGCTGGCCCATGTCCTGGTAGATTTCTTCCTGGGTGATGACCGCACTGGCCTGCGAACTCATGCGGACCTGGCCAAGTTCGACCGCATCGGTAGGCAGCAGGGGCGGCCCGCCATTGGCGCCTCGGGTTTCGGAAAATTCTGTCCCTTCGGTTCCCTCGACCTCGCTGTAATTTCCCTCATCGGTCATGATGATCGAAGAAATCTTGAAATTCTCGGTGGAAGGACGCGTCACCGACTGGCTGCCCGCCGCCATGGAATGAATGACACCCTTGCTCTGGGCCTTGAAGGCGACAATGGCCACCGTGTCGTTGGATGCATGGGATGAGAGCAGTTTGCTGCCTTCGGTGATCCCGTTGGCCCGGATCACCGGATCGTAACCGGACTTTCCGGAATACAGGATGCCATGGTTGAACGTTTGATGATCTCCGCTGTCGACCATTGGGACGAAATCGGTCAGGTTCCGACCCAGTTCGATCTGGATTTTTCCTCTCTGCGAAGTACCCATGAGAATTACTCCTCTTGTGATTGGTTAATCGTCTTCCTGCGGTGGATAGATATCCTTAAGCTTGTAGCTCAGCTGGTAAACAAGCAGCGGGCCGGCGGCGACGGCCAGGCGCTCGTAGGTTGGCCACAGCTCTCCGTTACCGATAACCAGGCCGAGCAGCCGGTCCCGGACGCCCTCGATGATGGGATGGCAGGCCTCGGCGCCGTCCTTCCGGCTGCGATGGTTCTTGACGATCAGGATCGCCGAAAACTGCATGGTATGATCGACCCGGACCTCTTCCGTTTCTCGGTCTTTGAAACTGGCGCCGTCATAAACCACCCACAATGCCGGCAGCCGCTTGGGTTTGTTTTTCAGATCGTCGATATCGCCTGCGAACTGTTCGATCTCGCCGGTGACACCCGAAATGCCGGTCAGGGCCGAGATAATGCTGTCGATGCTTTCCTGGATCATGGTCAGTCTTCCGTCAAATAGTCCGCCAGAATCGCGGCAAATTCGCTTAAATCCTCATCGTTGACGCCGAGGTAAGGACGGGCCGGAATGGCGACCTTACGGCCGCGACCGGCCTGGCCGCCCAACTGGTGGATGGCGCCGTAAACGAGCGGTGTCCCGAGTCCCACGGAATTGTTGGTTACCTGGTAATTGATCTCATCCCGGAGCAGGTTCGTGTCCCCCTGCAGTATCTTCAAGCCCGGCTTTTTCTGTTTTAACGTGGCTTTGGACAGCGGCAGCCAGGAATTGCCTTCCGGATCTTCCTCTGCAGAGAACCGTTCGAAGGTTCGCCTCAGCATGTATTCGCCGATGGACTTGAGGGCCGGGCGGGGACTGGCGCCACGTCGCTCGATTTTGGCGAACAGGCTGCGGACTTGTTTATCGTCCATGGCAATGGACAGGGTTACGCCGCCCATCAGTACTTCTCCATGACATCGGGACCGAAGATCTTGGTCCGGGTCCCCACCAGGCTGGCCTGGCCGGTGCTATCGTCCGGGGACTCCGGTTCCGGCTGCTGTCCCAGGGAGGCCTTGCCGGAGGCCACATTTTGCAGAAACGAGACCGCATTTTTGTAGTCGCGCTGCCGCTCCTCGGTGGCCCCGATCCTGCGCTGGAACAGGTTGTAAATGGCAATGTCCACGCAGAACTTGCGGATAATGCCCGGCACCGGAGAAAGGGGCACCCGGTACCGGGAGGCGCAATAGGCATCGATCTCCGCTTCCGCATCGCCGATGGCCCGGTCCGTTCGGGAGGTGTCGATGACGCCGGCATCGTCATCGTCGGTCAGCTCGATCAGCACATCCTCGCTGACCTTCTCTTTCAGATCCTCCAGGGTGCAATAAGCCATGGGTTACTCCGCCGGTGGTTCGGACGTGTGCTTTTCGACCAGGGCGACCAGGTCGTCTTTCAGCGCATCGGAAGGATAGTCCACTTCCAGCTTGTCCAGCAGTTTTTTGAGTTCCGGAACGGTCATCTTCTCCGGTGGCTTGGTCTCGGCGATCACCCCGTCATCCTCGACGGCACGCTCGACGTGCCCCTTGCCGATCAACCGCAGGGCTTCTTTTTCCGGCATATCGCGGATCGTCTGGCCCTGCAGATAGCTCTTGTCTTTGAAATCGATACTGCGCTTGCCTTTAACGATAACGTCCATCGAATCCTCCTCGAAGGCCGGGAGTCCCGGCCTTTCGGTTTATTGGCGTTAGATCACCGTTGCGTTGACCACGGCGCCGGGCCGCTTGAGCACCGGCAGCGGCCGGGACTCGCACTTGATCCACCGGCCGGACGGATCTTCTTTTGTCCAGGACTTGGAAAAGAACATGGCCGGCTGGCCGCCTTCGCCGACATTGCCCACACCACCGGGCGCGGCATCGTCGACCACCGGGGCATAGGGCACGTCGACCAGTTCGTCGCAGATGCCGATCAGCAGGAACTCGTCGTTGGAGATGTACCGCTGGCGGGCCTTGGCGCTGTCGAGGTACGAGCCGTTGTACTCATCCAAATCTACACCGGCCAAACGCTCGATGATGCCGTTTTCGGCAATCTTGCTGCCGCTATCGTGCTTGAGAAAATCCTTTACGGCTTGGTGGGCGATCAGGGCGTCCATCACCCCCGAGCCAACATAGGCCAGCCAGGAATCGATGCTGGTCCCGCAATCGTCCTCGATCAGCTGTTTCCAGCTCCGGATCTTGGCAATGGGGTTGCTGTCGGCATCGGTCCACAGGTCGGTGCCGGTCAGGGTGGGCGTGTG